CGATTCCTACTAATCGCCGATTTTCGTGCCGTTCTGCCGAATGTCCGCACAGTGACAGGCTCGACGTGGCCGCGGGCGCTCCTAGGGCATCCTGGGGGGCTATGAGCGGACCTAGAGGCGCCGACTACAAGCGGGCTCGAGCCCGTTTGCTCGCTGGTCATCCGACGTGTTGGGTTCCGGATTGTGATCGGCCGGCGACGGTGGCGGATCATCAGCCGCCGCTTTCGGCTCACGTCCACCTGGGCACCGACCGCGGCTGTTGCGTCCTGGTCCCTCAGTGTGAGCCGCATTCGAAGGCGCAGGGTGGCGCGTTGCGGGCTGGGGTTCGGACGCCGGCGCCGTGGGATCCGTTGGAGCCGGTGGTGGAGCCGGCCGGTTTCCCCGAAGGGCATGATGTCTGGGACGTGCCGTGGATCGCCGATTTGGGGCCGGTTCCGGAGGATGCGACGTGGCCGCGGTTGATGTCGCCGCCGCATCCTCGAGCGGTCGGTTCGTTGGGGGCGGATTTTTGTGAGGTGGCTGAGGCGCGGTCTGGGCGGCCGTTGCGGTGGTGGCAGCGGTTGGTGTCGGTGCGGATGCTCGAGGTGGATGCGGCCGGTGAGCTGGTCTGGGGCGCGCTTGTGTTGACGATGGCCCGCCAGCTCGGGAAATCCTGGTGGCTCCGTGAGCTTCTTTGGTGGCGGATGCATGAGGGTGACCGTTTCGGGGAGCCTCAGACCGTCTTGCACACCGGCAAAGATCTTTCGGTTTGTAAAGAAATCCAACGGCCGGCGCGGATTTATGCGAAGCAGGCGTTCCGGTCGGACGCCTACAAAGTCCGTGAGGTGAACGGGCAGGAGGAGATTGAGCGGCGGTCGGACGGCTCGAGGTGGATGCTCAGAGCTCGCACCGCGGTTTACGGGGTGAGCTGCAATGTGGCGGCGGTTGATGAGGCGTGGAAGGTGCAGTCGGAGGTTGTGGATGATGGTGTGACGCCGACGATGGTGGAGCGTGTCCAGCCTCAGCTTTTGTTGATTTCGACGGCGCACCGGAAGGCGACGTCGCTCATGTTGAATCGTCGCCGTGTCGCGTTGGGTGCGTTGGACGACCCGGCGAGCGCGGATTTGTTGATCGAGTGGTCGGTGCCGCGGGATTCGCCGATTGATGAGCCGGAGGTTTGGCGGCTTGCTAGTCCGCATTGGACGGTGCAGCGGGAGCGGGTGATTGCGGATGCGCTCGAGCGGGCTGTTAACGGCGAGATCGATGATGTGGATGAGCCGGACCCGATAGAGGCGTTCCGGTCGCAATGGTTGAACCAATGGCCGCTACAACTGGTCCGCGAGGACAAGGGGGAGCCGTTGCTTGAGGATTTCCGTGCCTGGTCGGCCGCGGTGACGGATGTGGACGGCACCGGGCCCGCGGTGTTCGCGGTGGAGGATTGGTTCGGCAAAGGCGCCGCGGTTGCCGTTGTGCGGGAGGCTGGTGAGGGGCGGTGGATTGTTGCCGGCTGGGAGTATGTGCGCCGCTCCGACGCGTTCGCCGCGCTCACCGTGCTGGCAGACCGCGTACCGGGCTCGAAACTGGTGGTTGGCGCGACGCTGGTGGACGAACCGGACCTCCGTGACCTCGACGTCATGGAGACGATTACGGCGACCGGCCCGAAGACCCGCGCCGGGCTCGCACTACTGCGGGAGCTGGTGGACGGCGGCCGGTTGTTGCATGATCCGGCGGACGGCGACGAGCTTGATGACCAGTTGCGGTCGGCGCGCGTCTCCCGGCTTTCGTCGGGGTTGGGGTTGGTGGGCGGCACCCGCGCCGACCTGTTGCGGGCTACGGCTTGGGCGGTGACGGTGGCGTGCGCGCTCGAGCCCGTCGCCTCCATCCTGTAAACAGTCTTGACAACCGGACGGAAACAGTATTTACTTATCCCCAGTGGCAGCAACGAACCACCGAGAGGGATCCGCTACTGAGCGGCGAGGTACGGCACAAGCCCGTGAGATTCGGGTGTCGCTTAGGCCGGGAGAAGAAGCCTCGACTTCGGTGCTGCCACTACCAACACCTTCCACGCGGGAGCCGGACGTGAACTCACTTACCCCCGAAGACCTCGAAGACTTCGACTTCGAGGTAGCCGCCGCCGCCGAGCGTGCGGCCGAGCGTTACTGCGACGCCCGATACGAGGATGACGGACGATGACTCCGAACGTCACTCACCTTGACGTCATGGTCGCCCGTTGGGCTGATAAGGCCCGCGAGGCGACCGTCCGCCGCGACAACTTGATCCGCGATATGCGCTCCGAAGGTTGCTCGCTCCGCCAGATCGCCGCCGCCGCCAGCCTGTCGCATACGGCGGTCGCGAACATTCTGGCGAAGCCGGCCGCCGGCTGGCATCCGGAGTCCCCACCCGTCACGGCGCGCCGGACGTAGTCTCTGAGGACGAATGGCCGAATACGAGACTGATACGGGCGCGACGGTGCGGGAGTATGTCCGCGCCGTGGTGCCGCGCGACACGCCGAACATGGCGCCCGACAGTCTCACCAGCACCGTCGGCCCCTCCAGCTCGAGCAGTTCGAGCGGTGGGGTCATGTTCGACCAGTCGTCGCCGATCTCGCCTCAGCCATGGTCCGGTTGGCCCGTGGATTGGCAGGTTCCCAACTGGGGGCCGACCGGATGGTTGCAGGCGCGCACCTCGACCGTCGGGACTTGTTGCGATGTGATCGGCCGCACCTGTTCGCTTTTCCCGGCACGCGTGTTGCGCGGCGACGTCATCTTGGACCCGCAACCGTTGTGGACGACCAACCCTGAGCCCCGCCTGTATTCCAACTTTGACGAATGGCTCAAAGCCACCATCAACAGTCTCCTCTTGCGCGGTGAGGCTTTCTTGGTGGCGATGGCACGGAACGCGGAGGGGTTCCCGGTGCGGTGGATCTCATTGAATCCTGACGGGGTGACCGTCGAATTTCAGGGGGGCGAGATCGGCTACAAGCTGGGCGCGACCACCGAACTGGCGCCCGAGGACGTTTTGCACATCAAGTACCAGTCGATTCCTGGCAACCTTCGCGGCATCGGCCCGTTGGATTGGGTTTCCCGCAATCTGATCGCGGCGGACGCGCTGGCGCAGTACGGCGCCGACCTCGCCGCTCGAGGAGGTGTGCCGTGGGGAGTGCTCACCCATCCCGGTCATCTGCGCGCCGACCAAGCCGGCGAGATCCGCGACCAATGGATCGCCTCCCAGGCCGCTCGAGGCGGAGCGCCCGCCATCCTGTCCGGCGGCATGACCCTCGAGGCGCTGTCGCTCTCACCGGAGAACATGGCTTTGCTCTCGCTCCGCGAATTCGACGAACTCCGGATCTCCGCCGCGTTCGGGGTTCCCCCGTCGTATGTGAACCTTCCTCAGCCGAACGGGCTCACCTATTCGACGGCGCAGATGATCCAATCCCATTTCTATTGGGACACGTTGCGGCCGATGGTGAAGAACATTGCCGACAGTCTCTCGGGTTGGGCGCATCCTCGAGGCACAAACGTCCTATTCGATGCCACCGACTACCTCGCGCCGGATATGGCGCAGCATGTGACCGCGCTTATCGCCGCCATCGGAGTCGGCGCCGCGACCCCCGCCGACGTCCGCCGCGCCTTGGGTTTGCCCGCCGATCTCACCCCCGCACCCCAGCCCGTAGGAGTCCAAGGATGACCGCACAGCCGACCTTCTACCGGATGGGATTGGCGGAGCTCGAGCACCCCGACCCGCACACGTTGACGGGCCGCGCCGTGCCGTATGACACGCCGGCCCAGGTGACCGACCAGCTCCCCACCGGCGAACTCGAAAGCTACCGGGAGGGGTTCCGGTCGGGCGCTTTCGATCACCAGTTTGGGACACCGCACCGCGTGAGGTTGGTGGACGGCCATTCGCCGGACGGCACCGTCGGCCCCGACCTCGCCATCGCGACCGACATGAGAAACGACGACGGCGGCCTGCTAGTTGACTTCCGTGTCTTCGACCATGCCGCCTCAAAGGTGGACACGTTGCTCGAGGTTGGGGTTGGGGATCTGTCGGTGGGGTTCTCGCCGGCACGGATGGGCACCGAGATCGACGGTGACGGGGTCCGGTGGCGAACCAAGGCCCTCCTCCGCCATGTGTCTTTGGAGCCGGTTGGTTCGTACAGCGGCGCCCAGGTGCTCGCCTACCGCGGCGACCCCGATGACATGCTCGAGGCGGATGATGCGGAGTATGAGCGGAAGGCGGCGGAGCTGGAGGAGTATCTAGAGCTCGAGCGGGCACGCCAAGCCGAACTGACCGCCTCGTATCGGGCTCGCGGGTTGATCGAATGAAGGTTGCCGCCAAATTCATCGTCGCCCTCGTCGGCGCCGCCGCCGTCGCCGTCTCTTTGGGGCTCCTTCCCGACTCAGCGTCCAAATGGGTCACTGTCGCCGTCGCGTTCTTGACCGCGCTAGGCGTCTACATCACCCCCAACAAGCCCGCACAGTGAATGTCCGCGTTATCACGCCCGGCTCATACGCCGCCGTGGACGCAGATCGTCAGTTGGCCGATCATGTCATGGGTCGACTCGGGCTCAAGCCCACCGAGGTCCATGAAATCCGCGTGTCCGAAAGCCAAGGCTTGGAAGTTGAGGTCATAGTTCTCGACTCGGCCGGCCGCCTTGTCATACGCCACGGCCGGCCTCTTATGCGCTGGGTCCGCGCCTCGCCCTAGCTCGGCGCGCTAACATCCGCGACCAGTAAGGCCCCCGGTCAAGAACCCCCGCCGGCAACCCAGGCGCACCCGCCCCAGGCGCACCCGCCGCAACGGTCCCCGGTCGGCACCTCGAGCACCGCAAGCCACCCGCCACAACATTCTGGGAGGCTCCGATGCCGGACGCCATGGTTCAGGGATACGTCACCGAACGCGAAACGATGGTTTTGCGTATCGACAACGTCAAGGGGGCCGCGAAGACCGCGGGCCGCGATCTGTCCGGTCAGGACATGGAGACAATCGAGAACGCTCGAGCCCGCATCGCGCAGATCGATGAGCAGCTCTCCTACTGCGCCGACACGTTCGAGATCGATGAGTCGGTTCGCGCCAAGCTGGCACGCGTCCACCCCTCGTCGATGGCGGCGCCGCCTCGCGTGTATGGCCGCGGTGACGAAGGCCAAGTCCTTTGGGACTTCCTCCACCGTGGCAGCGACCGTGACGCCGCTGCCCGCGTTGACGCCGCGCTCACCCGCGCCGCGCAGCACATGGGCACCGTGATCGCCGACACGACCGCGACGGCCGGAGACTTGGTCGGCTTGGTCGTGGATCCCATCGTCGGTCCCGTCGTCAACTTCTATGACGCCTCCCGGCCGTTCCTCAACGCCATCGGAGTCCAAACCGTCTCTGCCTACGACTTTCGGCGCCCCTACCTGACCGACGCCAAGATGGTGTTGGGAACCGTGCAGGCCGCGCAGACGGCTCAGAAGGCGGAGTTGCCGTCGGACGCTTTCTCGATTGCGTCTGACTCGCTCGAAATGGTCACCTACGGCGGCTACCTCAACGTCTCCCAGCAGTTGATGAGCTTCCAGCCCCAGTCGCTCGGCGTGATCATCACCGAACTCCGAAACCGTGTCGCGAAGCAAACCGAGAAGGCCGCGATAACCGAAATGGCGGTTTCGACCACCAAGATCACGTTGGCGGCCAACGCCACCGCCGACCTGGTTCTCAAGGCCATCTACGACGGCAACGCCAAGGTGTACGACGAGACGGGGATGCCGGCGACGTGGATTGCGTTTGGCCCCACCGGGCTCGCCCGTCTCGGCTCGTTGGTGGACGCCGCGCTCCGTCCGTTCTTCCCGTCCGTGGGGGCCGGCAACGCGTCAGGCACCGTCGACGCCGGCGGCTCCGGCACCATCGCCGGCCTCCGCCCCATCCAGACCTACGCGATCACCGACACAACCTTCTGGGTTGGGAACTCCGCCGTCCTCGAGGCCTACGAGTACCCCTTCCCGCTGTTGACGGCGGCGGAGCCCAGCGTCCTCGGCACCCAAGTCGCCGTCGCCGTAGGGTTCGTCCCCTACCGTCCCCGCTCGAAGTCCGGCCAGCTCGGCGCAACCCACCTGGCACCGTGAGTTTCCAGGAGTCATATCCGCCGACGGTGCTGCACCCGATCAGCGCGGCCGCACCAACCGCGCTGTATCCCGGCACCTGGTTCCCGACGATCGTCGCGTCGGACGCCACCAACGCCGCCCGCCTCGGCCCCCTCGGGTTCGTCGCCGCGCCGACGTCGGCATGGACGACCGGCCAATCAATCAGCGTCGGCGGCTTCGCGTTCAACTGGTCAGGAGCCGCCTGGGCCGCCGGAGCCCACGCGTGACGACCACCACCGACACCCACGACTACCTCGGCCGCGCCCTCACCAACGCGGTCCCCGGCACCAGCGCCGCCGTGGACTACCTGGGGCGCGCCGTCGCCGCATCCGACCGCGACCATTTGGGGAGGGATCTGAAGACATGAGCGACTACGAGAACGCTTGGCGGCCGAACCACATCAACGCCACCGGCGGCACGACTGGAGGCCAACCGGAACCGGCAGAGCCGG